CTCGAAATGCTTGGCGGCTTGCCGCAGCTGAATCGTTGCCATCACTCAGGACTCCAAGGGGCACGGATGCGCAGCTCACCACCCAGCAGCTGCTGCGCCTTGCTGCCATCCGGGGCAGCTTCTGTGATCACTGGGGCTTGCGCTTTGGCCTGCTCTTGATCCCACAGCTGATGCAGCTCTGCGATCTGCTGATCCACATCGCGCATTGCCTGCTCGGTCTTCCACTCCACCCAATCGGGATGCGTTTCAGAGAGCAGGGCCTTCACCCACCAGCGATGTCTCAGGTTTGGCCGTTCATCACAGACAAACCGCGCTAGCTCATGCATCAGCGCGGCCCATAGGCGATAGGGCCTCGCGCTCACTTCTTGGCGCTATGCGGGAAAACCTTGCGCAGCACTTGCACAATTTCTTGCACGATGCCGTTGCCCTTGAGGGGCGTGTAGGGCAGCACTTCGCTGATGATTAACAGCACAAGCGCAATGATGGCGGTGGTTTCCATGCGGAACTCCCAGGCTCCCTAACTTGCCCCTACGGCCTGTTGTTCATCTCCAGCGAACGCACGCGCCGGTCAATGTCATTTAGCCGTTCTTTAGAATCATTCTTGAGTTCGCGCACGTCTTCCAGCACCGTGTGGAGCCCAGTTTCAATCTTGGTCACCTGCAGAAAGAGGCCGCAGAGGCCGACCACAGCGGTCACAAGCAACGCTGGGACAGCCTGCGACAGCCAACCTGGAGAAGCTGCAGCTGGTGCTGGCGCTGCGATTGTGATCTCCTCTTCAGCCACCAGCCCGTTGAGTGCTCTGGCCTAAATTGCCCCTACCATAAAAAAACCCCCGCATGAGCGAGGGCCTTGCATCTCCGACCCGACCCCTCAAGCCGATTCTTCAGGGGCTTGATTGGAACTTGCCTTCTTCTTCCCGCTGGTCTTGGCCACCACCGCCTTGCGCTCTTCAGCGCTCAGGGTCCAGCCATTGCGCAGCGCATCCATCATCTCCAGCCGGGTGGAGGCCACATAGGTGGCCTCTGATTCCGGGTGGGTGAGGGTGACCGGATAGGCCGACATCACTTGGCGATGTAGACCGTGGCAGTAGCAGCACCAGGGCTGCCGGTCTTGGTGATCACACCCTTGACCACAGCGGCACGGCCGCCGAGGCGCTCGGTCACTTCAGGGCCAGAGAAGGGCACTTCAATGGTCTTGGCAGTGGCCGGCAGGGTGATGGCTTCGATCACCACAAAGGTGCCACCAGAGGCGGTGGCGGCTTGAAGGCTCACGGTCCACTCGGCAGAGCCGGCGGTGTAGGAGCTGTAGCCACCAGAAGCGATCACCACTTTGGCGGTGTTCAGGCTGGAGGCGTCAAAGACAACCTCAGAGCCGGTGACGGTGGCAGTAGCGGCGCTGGCGGTGGCCAGCTGTAGTTCGGCGTCCCGCAGGTAAGACCGGCGGTCACTCATTCCAGTTGCAACAGGCATGGTTGAGTTCCTCTAAGAGGGTGAAAAGAGATCAGGCCGCCACTGCGGCGTTGGTGATGCCGGCCAGGCGGGCAATCGCACGGGGGTGAAACACAGCCATGCCGAGGTAGGCCTCAACACGGATGCGACGCACAGGCTTGCTGTCGATCTCGCCGAGATCACGGACGCCGATGCCGCCGTTGGTGATCAGGGTGGCGCCATTAACGCCAGCGGCCACGCAGTAGACCGAGCTGCAGACGCTGCTGCTGCCTTGGGTCTCGTTGAAGGCCATGACCTGAGCACCGGCCTCGTCGTGGTCGATGTCGATGATCGGCACGCCGTTGTAGGCCAGCTGTTGGCGGCCCAGGGCGTCTTGGCCGTACTGCAGGTTGCCCACAGCAGAAGCCACACGAGCAGCAGCCGACAGGCGGCGGCGCAGGGTGCGGTTCATGATCAGCACCGGGTTGCCCACGGTCTCATCCACAGCGTCGATCAGCTCATCAAGAGCAGCGAGGCTGAGGCCACCACCGTTGGCAGCGTTGGTGATCAGCTGCGAGGAACCCGAAGGGATGCGAGCCTGCAGGCCGTCAAACTCGTTGACGTTGCTGGTGGAGTCACCCTTGATCAGGGTCTTCTCCAGCTTGAGGCGGGCAGCCTTAACCTTCATCGCCACTTGAGCGGTGCGGATCTCAGCGCCTTGCATGGCTTCAAGAGCCAAGTCAATGTCCACATCACCGCCGAAGATCTTGAGGGCTTCGGACTGGGGGTTGATGATGCCGGTGGACTCGCTGTAGGCCTCATTAACACCACGGAAGCCGATCCCAGGGAGGGTCTGCTCTTGGTTGTAATGAATGCCGGTGCCAGTCACTGACAGCTGAGGCATCGCTGCGTAGAGCTTGCCTTCGCGGAAGATTTCAACGATCCCCTGCTTGAGGGAATCCTGCCGGCCGAGTTTGCCGGCCTCAACAGTTGTGAGTGCCACGGTCTTGTGTGGTTAGGGGTTGGCAGCTGCGGCAGGCATCGCGCCTTATGCAGGTGTTGGCATCGCGCCAACGCATCGGCACCACATCGCGTAGAAGCCGTGCTCTTAGTTGCCAACCGCTAATCAATAACAAGGCCCAAGCGTGACCGGCCATAAGGACCGGACAGAGGCTTGGGCTCTATCAGCCCGATGCTAAGCAGAGCGGGAACATCACGACGTTAGTGCGCCGCTTTAAGCGCTCGGCTCTTCTTCTGCGGCAGGCGCGTCAGGTTCCCAGAGGCTGTAGTTCGGCCCGGTGACATAGGCCGCCAGCTCTTCGGTGCTGGTAGTGGCCAGCAGTGCCTGCTCTTTAATGTTGCTGTAAGCGCGGATTTCGGCGCGGCGATCCAACACCTGCTGCGGGACACCAGAGCCGGTTTCAGCCATCCGCGTGATGTACCAGTCGCTATCGCTCAGCATGGAGCCAGCGTTGCGCTTGATGTGCCCGATGTACTCATCAACCAACCCAGTGTGATCTTTGGGTTGATTTGGAGCCCAGTAGAAACGCTGGTCATACTGAGGCGGCTTAGGTAAGGGGCCGGTGATGCCACGTTCGCTGCGCTCCTCCTCAGAGGAAAGCAAGAGCCAGTTGCTTGGGTATTGGATCTCGTCAAGCGTAAACGCCATGCTGTCCGAGACAGTGCGTCCATCATGAAGTTGATAGGTAGCCATGGCGGTTAGGGGTTGGTTTGGGCACGAGCGTTTTTGAACTTGTCGCCCGTTGTAGTGATGCTGTACGTATTGTTGCCGCTGGTGTTGTAACTGGTGCTATTGGTGCGCACCTTGAAGCCATTGCTGAGCTTGTCTGCGTGGGTGCCAAACGTGACTGAGTTGCCGTTGATCGTCATGGCAGTCGGCACGCCATTGAGCCAGATAAAAGGACCATTTGCATTGGCGTTACCGGTGAAGCTGCCGCTGGTCGTGATTGACCCTACAGGTAGGTTTTGAGTACAAAGTGCTTTGAAGCCCGAGGGTGCTTGATAACTGAAACTGCGTTGGCCGTAGTTGCAGTTAATAATGTTCCATTGAGGGCGGACCTGAAAGGTAATAGGTGTGGTTCCGCTAAGAGTACCAACTGGGTTTGAGCCTGTGGCCGGGTTGGCTCCAGAGCCCGAAAAGTTGTACCAACTGCCATTTTTGCCAAACCAGACCTTGCGGCTCTCAGCATCAAACGCAACCATCAAAACATCGCCTTGCGTGTAGCTAGACAATCCCCCCGAGTTATAAGTGTTCGTAGTGGTATTGACAAACAGTTCATTGCCGTTTGGACCAAATGAGATGACGCCATCCCCGTCAGTATTGCTTCTGATTGCGTCTTGCCGACTAACGCCAATACGCGCATAGCCGTTTTCACCTGAAACCACGAACTCGGCATACCATTTGCCGCTATGCGCAAAAACTGTTCCTCTTGTTGATATGTTACCAGTACTAGCTTCTCCGGCTTGAAGATTGCCGTTAGAAAGCGGGCACGAGCCAAGCTGGGGGGACTCAAGTGGGTTGTTTGTGCAATAGTTGCCTCTCACAGTTCCGCCAGCGCCTGTGTCGGTGCCGTAGTTCGTGGGACTATCGACGAGGGAATCGTTGCCTGCTCCAGCAGTGACGGACAGGTTGTTCGGCGTCCAGTTATTCCCGTTGCCAGAAGTGTCCTTCCCTAGTG